GTACCTTCTTGATCAAGTTCCCATCCTGCTACATAACCTCCAAACATTGGACGTGCTTCTCTACTATCTTGTCCTAAAACAAATGTAACATGATCTCCTGCATCAAAACATATTGGATTATTTCCATATTCATCAGTCCAATAATCATCTTTCATTGCTATCTTTAATGTTAATGTATCTAATTGATTAACACCATTTTGTGTAAATTCTGCATCTACTAAATCTAATCTTGTTTCACTGTCTCCTAATATATCTTTTCCACCTTCATATCTTGTAAGTTGTGAAATCTTAATCCATCCAGCTGCTGCATATTTTGGTACAGTTAATATAAATTCCTTACTACCTGAAGTTAAATATTGTATAGGTACTCTTACTACAGTACCATAATCACTCCATTTATTATATCCATCTTCTGACCATACTGAACTACCTGCTATTGATAGATCAAAACTACCAGTTACTGTTGGTTTTTTCCATATGAAAAGTTCTACTAAATAATAACCATTTGCTGGTATTGTAAAACTTCTTGTAAATGTTATATTTGCATCTGCTTCTGACTTCTTTAATCCTATCCAATTAAATCCACTATCATCTGTACCTTCTATTACTGTAAGATCTCCAGCTTCAAATGTGGAAATAAGTGCTTTCTGAATCCCATTTGTTCCATGATTGATACTATCGATTCGAACAAAATAGTAGGGATCAGAGGCAAACCATGAATCATGGGTTGCGTTTACATTATCGATGTATTCTCTGATCATATTTTTAACCACCTTAAATTATTTGTTTTAAACTAATTCCAGTTCTTGTTTGTTTATACCATTGTTCTATTAAATCTGCTGCTGCATTTATACCTGATGCTCCTTTCAAAAACCAACCTAATGCTGTTATTGGTTTATCTAATGGAATACTATCTGACTTTATTGTACATGGATCTTTCTTACCAATTAAGAATTGATATGTATCTGCTGCTGCATCATAGATTGTACACCAGTAATCTGTATCTGCTGTCATTACTACATCTGCATCTGCTACAGGACTTGCTCCTAAAGATCCTGAACCACTTGTATAGGTATCTCTTAATGTATAACCTAACACTGTATTTGGATGTTCTACTGTAACCATTGGACTACTTCTTAACATTGTCCATTTAGTATCATTGATTTGAAGTACTACTCTTTCAGGACTAATATATAATGGTCTAATGAAATCTATATCAGCCGTGTAATGTATACGATTTACTTCATTCCATGCTGCACTATCCCATGCAGATAATATAACTTGATCTGCATCAAATGTTAATTGTGTTAATCCATTCTTTAATGTAGTTGTTGTTGGTGTTAATTTAATACCTGTACTTAATACTTGTCTACTTGCTGTTGCTGTATTATTTGTACTTAATAGTTTTACTGAACCTTTATAGTAATCTGCTGTTGCAATTGTATATCTTAATTCTGTTGTTGGATTTGTATAATAATATAGATCTCCATCTTCACCATGTCTATGCCCAGTTGCTGATGTAAGTAACGATGCATTATATGGCATCATAACAACATTATCAAATGTATCTGCATTACTATTATATACATTTACATATTGAAAACTTCCAGTGAAACTTGTACTATCTCGGTTCTTAGTCATAAGATATAGATATAATCCATTCTTATAATTAACTATTCCACTTGGTCCATAGTATACCTCTGTATATGTTCCTGTAGTATCTAGATCTGTATATACACGTAAGTTCCCATCTGCATAGAAGATCATTTTTAATCCCATTTCTGTATATGTTGTACCATAACTCATTCCAGTACGTTTCCAACTTACCATACCACCAGGACCTACATATGCAATATGTGCAGTAGTAGAAGCTGATGCTATATTCCATTGGAACTCAATTGTATCACCAGTTGATTTTGCCTGGAAATCTCTTTCACCATTTGCATAATTATTAGGTGTAAACATTATACCTAATGCTCCTGGATATCCTGCTGGTAAAGCATTGTAATCCAATACTGTTTCTAATGTAAATGGTGGTGTGAATTTTACTGTATCACATATAACCCATGCATTAGATTCTACTGCACCATCTGTTGCATTAGCACATGCTAAGTCAAATTCTGATCCATCTGTTCCAAAACTTGTTGTTGCTGATGTTGGATATTCTCTTATTGTACTCCAGTTAGTTGTGGCATCTGTACCATCTTCTTGTAATGAATAACTTGTAGTTGCTATATTATATGTAGGTGTTATATTAACACCATCATATATACCTCTACTATAATCCATTGTTAAGTATTCATTTTCATGATCACTGATTTTAATATAGTTAATACTACATTGTGTTGTTACATTATTAATATGTTCTATTGACATCTCTGTTAATATTACCCAACCCTTATGTTGGAAAAAATTATTATCTGATAAGTCACTTGTTGTATTCATCCATATAGGACGTCCTTGTTCAATCAACCCCTTTAATTGTAGTGCTTCATCATAACTACAAATTAAATCAAATCCATATTCTTCCATATATTGTCCTGGCTGTATAATAGTAGAACCAGAGGCAACAGTACTGGTTGCACTGTTGCTGAATGTAAATGTGTTGTTTTCGTACAGATGACCAAACTCTATTGAGACTGGACCAATTGTACATACGTCTGTCATACTGTTACCTCCTTAATAAGCTCTTGAAACTATACTATCATTTGCTTTGGCTACTTGTTTCTTAAATTGGGTCCAATCATATACAGGTCCATTAAATACATATGTATTACCTGATCCACCTGGTCCTCTTGCTGGAGGAGCGAATGTACCATTTAATGCTTTACGTGCAGGGTCAATTGGTTTACCATCTACTACAGCCCAAACATGTGGTCCACCATTCCAAGTTCCAAATGCTAATGAACCTGATTTAGCTCCACTTGCTGCTGCAAGATTTAAAACACCCATACTCATATCAACACAGTTTCCTGTCATACAATCTCCACCATCCCAGGCTTTCTGTCGTCCACCTGCATAATTCTGGTAGTTAAATTGCATACCATTTAATCTGTTTTCGAAATCACCAGGACCTCTGAATAATCCACCTAATCTTCCAAGTACACCCATATTAGCTGTTGCTTGTGTTGCTGCTGTTTGTGCTGCTGGACTTGCATTGTATGCTGACATTACTGCTGCTCTTTGTGCTGCTAGATTTTGCTGTCTTAATGCTGACTGACTTGCAATCATATTTCCTACATTTCCTAATCCCATACCAGGTCCTCTTGAACCCCATATCATATTTTTAATCCATCCGGCTATATCTCCCCATGATGGCCAGTTGATACGTGGTATAGCATTGACGATTGCATTATATATCCATCCAGGTGCTCCACGAATTGCAGATAATAAACTACTACCTGCATTTCTAATAGAGTTTGCAAAACCTGAAACTCCATTCATTATAGCACTTGATACACGACCTGGAATACTATATATATATTGTCCTGCTGAAACTAATCTATCCCATAAAGATCTAGCACCATTCATTATCTGACTACCAGCGTTCTGTATCCATGCTGCTGCTGTTTTACCAGCACGTACAATTAATAATACAGCCTGTATAGCCATTACTATAGGTCTAATAAATGCTGCTAATGTTGCACCTAATGCTGTTAATATTGGTTTTAATTGTCCTGTTGCTGCTGTGTTAGGGAATATCTCTGCCATTAAATCACTAAAGGCTTTACCTAATTCTGCTATTACTGGAGTTAAAAATTCCATTGCACCACTGAAAGCATTACCTCCACCAAATGCATTGAATAACCAACCACCAAAATCTGTAAGTCCTTTAATAAGCCATGCTAATGCATTCTGTATCATTGCTGCTGGTCCTAATAATAGGTTACCAAATGCTACCATTAATCCATCAATAGATGTCTGTAATCTTGTACCAGCTGCATCTGATGTATTACCAAAGTTATCTGCTGCCTTACCAAATTTCTTTTCTAATATCTGATTTAATTTAGCTGTATCTACCTTACCACCTGTAGATATTTCTTCCATTGTAATACCCATCTGTGATAAACTACGTCCACCTTTACCAGCAACAATACGATTATATGCTGTTGCTGCAGCTGTCATATCTGTACCTAAACCAATAGCTAATTCACTGGTTGCACGTAATGCTTCTTGTGAAGGATTTAATCCTGCTGCTGTTAATTTCTGAAATGCACCTCTAACATCACCGACACTTCTTCCTGCAGTAAATGCAAAGTCTTTAACAACCTGTTTACTGTTATCAAAACTTTGACCTGCAGATTCAACTACACCCTTAAACTTAGCCCATTCTGCTTGTGATGCTACAGCTTTCTGATAACTTAATAATGCAAATGCACCTATTGCTGCACCTGCTGCTGCTACAGCACCAAGTAAAGGAGTACCTAATAAACCTGTTAATGTACTAACAGCCCCACCTGCAGCACCCATTTTACTAGCACTTTTACCAAGATTACCACCAAAAACACTCATGGCGGCACCAGATGTTTTAAGTCTACCAGATAATGTCTGTTGTGATTTACTTAATCCAATAGAAGAATTTGTAACCTTTTTATGTTTACGATCCAAATCATCCAAATCTTTAGCAGTTTTCTTTAAACCATCACCAGAGGATTTGCTTCTAATATCTAATTCTATTCTTTTGCTTGCCATCTATTCACCTCCTTATAAAGTTTTCCACTGCGTGTTCGGATTATTACGTCTTTCTCGATTTTGCTCTTCTCGTTCTCTTGCTTCTCGTTCTTCATCTTCTTTAATTTTTCGGATTAACCAGACTCCATAATATCTAAATAAGGCACGTTTAGGCATACTCAACATATATTCATGAGTCCACCCATTAACTTGTGCCATTGTCTGGAGCATACCAGCAATCTCTATTGGAGCCCAACGTCCTTGATTACCTGCTCGACCCGGTTTTTTGCTGCCTTATCTTTCATACGTTTAATTTCTGCTTCTGTAAATCCTTGATCTAATAAGTCAAGTTCTGACATATATTCTTTAAGTGCTCTGAATTGTCGATAGTCCATTTGTCTTGCTTCTTCTTCTGTTACATCTAATATTAATGTAACATATTCAACAAGTTTACTAGTCATATGTTCTATTACATCTACACCTTCAGGTATATCTTCTATCTGTTCTGTTATTGCTTGACTTCTTAAATATTCTTCAGTTGTTAAACCTTTAATATCTCTAGCTTTTCCTAAAAATTTTATTGTTCTTTTTGTTCCTATTATTGCATCTAAATCGAATGACATTTTAAACCACCACAGTTTATTCTTTATAATCCATAAGTATCTTGGTATTCATGTTTACCATGATCTTTTTTATCGTATATTCTTTTTCTTCTTTTTTTTGTACGTCGTGGATATTTAGTTCCACGATGAGTTACAAAATAACTTTCATTTACCATCATAAATCACCTATTTCCCCTATATCAATTAACCCATAAAAGGTAAGAAAAAGGAATAGGATTAGGCGTCTACATCTACTACTTCTGAGACTATTGATGCCTTGATGGTTCCTGAACCTGCTACTTGTCCTTCTGTTGTTGCATCATGAACTGCTTTCCAATTGAAAGTAATTCTAACACGATCATCATATGTTACTTCTGTGTCTGCATCATCATATATAATTGATGGTATTGTTATTGTAATTGAATCATGTGTTGTACCTGCTCCTATATGTGCACCTGTTGATGTTGCTGTTATTGTTAATGCACGTACTGCTGATGCTTTTGCAAATCCATCTGTTGCTACTACATCTGCACCAGTTGCACCTAACCAGTATTCATATTCAGTATAGTCTTCAAATAACATTGTGAATGATCCTTCTGCTGTTACTGTTGTTGGATATACTGCATTTGGTATTACAGCTGTATTTCCTGTACACATTGTTTTATTGAATGCTGGTGCTCTACCAACTGTTATGTCCATACTTTCTATATTACAGTTTGGTGCTCCACCTAAACTTACTGCTACATCAGAATAATCTAATGGTCTTAATGTTGTGTATGTTGGTGTTAATGCTGCTGTACCTTTATCTAAAGGTCCACCTTCAAAGTCAACTGAACATTTCAATCTTTCACTTGGACTAAATGACATCTGTAAAGACTTCATTGTTAAGTCTCTGTATGCTTCTACTTCTAATGCACCTATACCTTTGAATACAGTCCATATAGGTAGTGTTGCTATATCTGCTGTACATAGATGTGTGTATCCTGCTGCATCACCTGATGTTGTTGCTTTTCCTAATACACCATACCATGCATATGATAACCAGTCAGTTGTTGCTAATGCAGATACTGCACCTGCACTTCCTTGTGAAGATTTCCTATATACATTCTGTATTTCACCCATTGCTCCTCTAAATTCTTTAGCATAATAGTTTGGGTTATTTAATTTAATACTAGGCCATTCTTCTGTTATTAAGAAGATAGCTGCTGTTGTTTCAACAGTACCTGCTGTGTCCTGTCTACTAATTCCTACATATCCTTTCTTTCCATCTTGAAAAGCCATTCTTATTCACCATCCTTTTTTGGGCATCTAACACAATCATCTTTCATTGGTTGAATTTTAACTATCATAGGTAAACTATATTTACCTTCTGTTACCAATTCAAATGGTCCATTTAAAAAGTAATCAACCATCTTATTTGGTACTTCTCTTTCCTCTCCAACATTAACATCATCAAGTAGATAAATGTTAATTTTCTTGGAGCCTATATATTTTATTCTTGCCATATCTTATCACCTTTATAATAGACACTTAATTATTATCTTACTTGCTGTTGCTAAGTTTTTCATATCACCTACACCAACTGAACCATATTCAATAAGTTCTATTGTTGTTCCAACACATGCTCCACTGAATGTATCATTAGCTATTATTGCTGCTTTCACTGCTTGAGTCACTGTAATATTTGTAGTGGTTGAATCTTCAACATGACCTTTTGTGATAATAACTATTTCAACTTCTAAATCACTTTGTACAGGACAACTATTTCCCATACTGTAATAGAATGTTGGTTCAGTTAATGGAGTTATTATTGCAACATGTTGTGCACCTTGTGGTATACGTGCTGGTGTTCCTACCCATACATGTGGTAAGTAATGATTATGTGTCGGTGTTGCTCCATCATTTACATCACTAAGCAATGTATCTATTGCTGCTAGTAATGTGTTTATTTTATCTGTCATACTTCCACCAACCATTTTTCAAATGCATCTATTTTTCTATTAATCTCTGGCATCATTTTACTTGATGCTTTATCAAAGGGTTTATGTCCTTTAGCTGCTCCTACACTTTTACGGAAGAACTCTTTTCCATTAATATAGAAATGTAACATCTTACCAGGTGCTGCTGTTATAGGGCCACGGCCATCTATAACCCAATCACCATAAGGTGCTATTCCCTTTTCTTGGAATACAATACCACCACTACCAAATTTAATCTTTTGAATACTTGATTTAAATAATCCAGTTTTATGTGGTGATTCTTTTTTAACCCATCTTTGAATAACATCTAATAGGTCATCAGTAAGACGACCTATTCTAATGTTTGTTTGACTTGCTTTATTTTTAAATGCACTTGCTAGTTTACCAGGATCAGGATGTATTCTAACTGTTATAGAATCCATTTAATCTCCTCCTAATCTTCTGATGTTGTATTTGTTGTATCATCTATATAGTCATAGTCTGTATCATCATATGTTGTTCTTGTATGTCTACCCATATATGCTCTTGTAGGTGTTTTACTACT